AAAATGACAAAAAAGTTTATTTTGAAATTTAAATTAGAGACGTTTGCATCGTCGCTTCAGGCGACGAAAGAGGAGATCGTCAACGTTCCCGACTTTGTTGAGATTACGCGGGATGAGGCGGAAGACGTAGACTACTGCCGCGGAAATCTCATTGACTACTATGACGCGTATATCGCCTCCGCTGATATCCCATTTTCGATGACCTTTCGCCGCACCGCCACGCACGGGCAGGATTGCGGGCGAGTGCTGTCGGAATGGGCACAGGAGGCGAAGGAGAAAGAAGAGCGGTCATAACGGCCGCTTTTTTTGTATTCGTCAAAAAAACGTCAAAAATTTATTTCGCTTTCATTCATTTAAATGTTATTATTAAAAAGACAAAAACCCCGCAAAGCATTAATCTTGTGGGGTTTTTGATGTTTTTTCGAAATCAATTCCGGATAAAAAAAATATATTCATTATACATCACCGGCTGATGTATCGGATTAGTAGACATTGGTATCAATGTTATCATGTTATGGTTATACACAATCTTTTTTACAGTAGCTTCTTGGGCATCAACCAGGACTACGCCAAGCTGTCCACTTTCAAGATACGATGTTTTTTCTACCAGAACCCAAGTTCCGTCTAGGAATTCCAAATTCATACTGTCTCCTTTCACTTTCAAAAGATAGTATTCTTTACAAGGGTCTAAGAAAAAAGTATCGATAGGCATATACCCTTCTATATTTTCTTCAGCGAGTATTGGCACACCTGCGGCAACTTTGCCGACTTTTGGTATCATGCGAACTTCTTGGAGAGGACGAACGGAAGACGTATCAATATTGTTATCTTGTTTAGTTATATACCCAATTAACTCCATAGATATTTTGTCTTTAGTCAGTTGGTCGAGCGTTTCATATTTCGTGGCTTCTTCCATTACAAATTTATCAATGTCTTCCTGCATTAACGCTGCAAGGGGAACTTCAAGAGCGTCAGCGATTTTACTCAAAGCGTCTACACTAGGGTTTCTATACCCTTTCTCAATATTGGTCAAGCTCCCTGGATGCATACCGGCTTTTGCGGCCAATTTTGACAACGATATTTTCTTTTCTGTTCTATACTTCCGTATGTTTTCACCTATAGTCATTTCTATCACCTTTCATACTTTATTATTCTACCAGACAATAATATTATACATTAAAAACTTGTTTTTGTCTATAAGAAAATTGAAGTATTTTTAAGATAATTAGAGATATTACGCCGTATCTTCGTCTAAACGACAAAATTCGCACTTGTCATGTAGACGGGAATATCATACAATTGTCATAGAGACGAAACGGAGGGTAGTAAAATGAACAGGATCAAAGAAATCAGAAAAGAAAAAAATATAATTCTAAAAGAGCTCGCTAAAAAAACTCAACTCTCGATTGGATATCTAAGTCATCTTGAAAATGGCTCTAGAACTAACCCATCAAAAGAAACGATGGAGGTAGTGTCAAATGCTCTTGGAGCAACAGTTCAGGAAGTGTTTTACTCAGAGGAGGTGTAAAAAATGTATAACTGGCTAGTCGAACAATGTCGAGAAAGTGAGATTGTGTCATGGCTCGTGACGTGTATCGGAATTTTAATAATGGCTTTGATAGCACTGTCATAAAAAAAAGGAGGAATGGGGAGAATGGCCGATCTAGACAGTTTGACAAAAAAAGAGATGTATTCATTGTTGAAACACTTGCAACGGGGGACCAAATATCCAGTTGCAAAAGAAATATACACGAACACTTTAAAATACTTCGATGATAAATGCCCCGGGTGTAATGCTCCGAACGAAAAAAGTCGTATTGTAAGAGTATTTAAGGAAGGAGCTGACTTTGACATCGTGACTTATATCTGCTCTAAATGCAGCACCGTATATAGAAAATATGAGGACACGAGAGAGTATATTCAGGGGGACTTGCTGGAGGCGATGCAGTGACACAGTTACTCACGCAACAAGATCTTGCTCAACGATGGCAGGTTAGTGTCAGGGCCATTGAAAATTGGCGAAAAGAAGGCATATTGGAGCCCTGTAAAGGAGTGCCAGTAATACGGTTTTCTGAAGACTACATAGCAAAGCTTGAAGGGGTAGAACTTAAAAAGACATCTCCTTTGCAAGTGAGAAAGCTTGAAATAGAAATAAAGCGGCTTCGTCAAGAAAACGAAGAACTGAAACGCACATTGGCTAGAATATCGGCTGAGGCATCAAAGGTGTACATTATGGAGAAAGAGGAAGTTTCATAAAAAACTTAATGGTTGGTAGAAAGAATGACAAGTCAAAGGAGGTGAGAAAGTGACAAGGGAAGAGCTGGAAAGAGAAATTGCAACTACAGCAAAAGACATTGATATCCTAAACTGTAAAATTGCTGAAATAATTGAACTTGCAAAAGAGAGAGGCGAACTTCGAAACAGAATGACAGAACTTTTAAAACAATATCTTGGTGAAAGTTTCCGTGAACAGATAGAAGATCACAAACAGGTTTTCGTGTTTAAAGGTAAAATAAAAGACCTTTCGGCTGCCCTGCAAGACGAAATCCGAAAGGTGTAATTGTAATGTATCTTTTGTTCTATTTTACCATGATTAAAACACAAAATCAAGTATCACTGCTCCGTACGCGACGGGAGAGCCAGGACCGCTGTGGCGCCAAATGCGTGCCCTCGGTGGTCGGACCAGGTGACGACCTATGCCGACTAGGCGGCGGAGCGGTGAGGATAATAAGGAGGTCACAATGTCTGATATAAAGTTTGAAATTATCCAGAACCTTGGAGTTCTTTCAATATCCCAAAAAGGTTGGAGAAAAGAGATCAACTTAATAAGTTGGGATAGCCGAGAACCAAAATATGATATTCGAGATTGGGATCCAGAACATAAAAGGATGAGTAAGGGTATCACCTTGACAAGAGAAGAGTTAGAAAAGCTCAAGGAGGTCTTGATTCATGGAAATATCTCTTAAAAAGAATGTTAGGATCAATCAAATCATTACAAAAAGCGATATAGGACTCATAACAAAAATCAAAGATGTTGACTACATCGGAACCGGTTATTTCTTTGTAAGAAAAGATCAAGCACCTCAATCCTTCATCAGCGCAGTTAACCGGTTGGACGACATACGAAAATTAGCACCAACGAATTTTATGGCCAAAATAAGCACCAACTATGACGATTACAAAATATCCGAAAAGGATGTCAAGTATGGCACTGTCAAAGATGGAAAGGTGATCTTTGAAACGGAAATCAGAAAAATCGGTCTCAATTACAAATTTTATTCGTATTTCAAAAAGCAGCTCAAAGTAGAATTCAGATTTTCCGACTCATTGATCCCTGTTGGAATGTTTAAAGATAAAAAATTTATCGGCGTTCTCATGCCGGTCAAACTATAGGAGGGGAGATATTTGGATATAAACGTCAATATCAAACTCGACGCTCCAGAGTTAGCAGGGGCGATTCAATCTTGGGCTGATGCTTTTCATGAGGCAATCAAAATTTATACAGGGGAAGCTGATACACTAAAAAAACTGGAAAAAGAAACAGAATCACAAGGGCCTTCTCAAATTACTCTTGATGAATTCATAGCAGAACAACAATCCGCAGAACCCCCAAAGGTTACTCTAGAAACAGTAAGAGCCAAACTCGCGGCCTTGGCTCAGTCGGGGAAGCAGGCAGAAGTAAAACAACTTATTACCAACTTTGGTGCTAACAAACTAACTGACATACCGCAAGAAAGATATCTCGAATTACTCGAAAAAGCGGAGGCAATTTAGATATGGTAAAACACGCAATACTATCAGCATCAGGCTCAGAAAAATGGTTAAACTGCCCACCGAGTGCACGATTGGAAGAGCAGACAGCAGAGGAAAGGAGTATCTACGCAGAAGAGGGCACTTTTGCCCACTTACTGGCCGAAATTCATCTAAAGAATTACCTGAATATCTTAAACAATGCTGAATACAACAAAAAACTGCAAAAGCTTAAAGAAAATGAGTTTTACAGCCAAGAGATGAAAGATTATTTGGATACCTACATAGAAATTGTCGTAGAAAAAATTAACGAAGCTAAAGCGAGATCAAAGGATACGATAGTGTTCTTGGAACAGAAGCTTGACTTCTCTCCCTGGGTGCCGGAAGGTTTCGGCACCGGAGACGTTGTCATCATATCAGATGGAATAGTAGAAGTCGTAGATTTCAAATACGGCAAAGGGGTGCCGGTATCGGCAGAAGGGAACACTCAAATGCGGCTCTATGGCCTGGGGGCTTTAAACCTCTTTGACGTGCTCTATGACATTAATACAATACGAATGACCATTGTGCAACCACGACTTGATAGCGTTTCAACTGAATCGCTTTCAGTTAAAGAGCTTCTTATCTGGGGTGACACGACAGTCAAACCAAAAGCAAAATTAGCCTTCAAAGGAGAAGGGGAATTCCAAGCCGGAGATCACTGCCGTTTTTGCCGTGCAAAAGCAACATGTAGGGCCAGAGCAGAGGCGAACTTGGAACTTGCAAGATACGACTTCCAAGATCCAGCTCTACTATCTAACGATGAAATAGCCGAAATACTTTTCAAAGCAGATGAACTTAAAGCCTGGGCTGCTGACATTCAAACTTATGCACTCGAACAGGCTTACAAACATGGTATCAAATTTGATGGTTGGAAGCTTGTAGAGGGCAGAAGCAACAGAAAATATACAGATGAAGAAGAGGTCGCAAAAATACTCATAGAAAAAGGATATAAAGAGGATGATCTCTATACGAAGTCAATTCTCGGAATTACAGCTATGGAAAAACTTCTTGGCAAGAAAAAATTTGGAGAATTACTTGACGATCTTGTAATCAAACCTCCAGGTAAACCGACCTTAGTGCCTGAAGGTGATAAAAGACCAGAGCTGTCATCAGCGGCAGCTGCAATAAAAGATTTTAAATAAAAATACAAAGGAGAAATGTAAAAATGGCAATTAAAAACACAGATACAAAAGTAATCACTGGAAAGGTTAGATTGAGCTATGCCCATCTGTTCAAGCCCCACGCAATTTCGGAAGGGCAGGACCCCAAATACTCGGTGTGTCTGCTCATTCCTAAAAGCGACAAGACCACTCTAGGAAAAATCAAGAAGGCCATAGAGGCTGCCAAGCAGGCAGGAGCTAGCAAGTGGGGTGGGAAGATACCTGCCAATCTCAAAATGCCGCTCAGAGACGGGGACGAGGAAAGACCAGACCAGGAAGAGTATGTAGGCTGCTACTTTGTCAACGCTACTTCAAAACAAAAACCTGGAATTGTAGATAGGCAGCTAAACGAAATACTCGACAGCACGGAGGTATATTCAGGATGTTACGCAAGGGCCAGTATAAATTTCTACGCTTTTAACCAAGCCGGAAACAAAGGTATTGCTTGCGGTCTAAACAACATACAAAAGCTTGAAGATGGGGATTATCTTGGCGGTAGAAGCAGACCTGAGGATGATTTTGAACCACTCGATGATTCAGAAGAGGACATTAAAGATTTCTTAGGTTGATGTAGCATGAACATACTTAGCATAGACATTGAAACTTATTCAAGCGTAGACCTTCCTTCATCGGGGGTCTACGCCTACACATCATCACCAGACTTTGAAATTTTATTATTCGGATACGCATTCAATGATGAACCAGTAAACGTCATAGATCTCGCTCAAGGTGAAGAACTACCAGCAAAAATATTAGAGGCGCTGTCAGCTCCAAACATAATTAAAACCGCTTATAATGCAAATTTTGAACGGACCTGTATAGCAAGACATTTTAAGATGCTAATGCCACCTGAGCAGTGGAAATGCACCTTGGTCCATGCTCTTACTCTTGGCCTTCCAGGATATTTGGAAGGTGTAACAAAAGCTTTAAAACTGGAACAGCAAAAAGACACAGCCGGAAAAATGCTTATTAACTATTTTTCAAAACCTTGCAAACCGACAAAAACTAACGGAGGCAGAACTAGAAACTTACCGAAACACGATCCCGAAAAGTGGGAGAAGTATAAAGCCTACAATGCCCAAGACGTAGAGGTAGAAAGGGAGCTTAGGAAGGTCCTGGAAAAATACCCGGTGCCAAAGAAAGAGTGGCAGCTCTGGGAGCTGGACCAAAAGATAAACGATTTTGGTGTGGCAGTTGACAAAACACTTGTGGATCATGCAATAATTTGTGACGAATCATACCAAGACAGCTATTTCAAAGAAGCTCAACAGATAACAGGACTTGAGAATCCGAATTCTGTAGCACAACTAAAAAGCTGGATTGAAAAGGCTACAGGGAAAGAAGTGGAGAGCTTAAACAAGGCCAAAGTTGTTGAACTGATCAAAGAGACACAAAATGAGACAGTCAAGCAAGTGCTACAGCTTCGACAAAAGATGTCTAAAACATCGGTCAAAAAGTATCAGGCCATGGAAAGGGCCGTATGCCCTGATGGAAGAATCCGAGGCCTACTGCAATTCTATGGAGCCAACCGAACAGGAAGATGGGCAGGTAGACTCGTTCAAGTGCAAAACCTGCCAAGAAATTCACTACCAGACTTGGACTTAGCCCGCCAACTCCTGAGAAACGGAAACTATGAACTCTTAGAACTCCTTTTTGACAGCGTTCCCGGGGTGCTTTCTCAGCTAATTAGAACAGCACTCATCCCGTCAGAAGGAAACCGTTTTCTAGTCTCAGATTTTTCAGCAATTGAAGCAAGGGTTATAGCGTGGTTGGCTGATGAAAAGTGGCGTATAGATGTTTTTAACAGTCATGGAAAAATCTATGAAGCATCAGCAGCGCATATGTTTAAAGTGCCTATAGAAGAGATCACCAAAGATTCACCACTTAGGCAAAAAGGAAAAATTGCAGAACTGGCCCTGGGATATGGGGGCAGTGTAGGAGCACTTAAGGCAATGGGAGCTCTCGACATGGGACTAGAAGAGGACGAGCTGCCGGAACTAGTTGAAACATGGAGACTGGCTAATCCTAACATCACACAATTTTGGTGGGATGTAGATAATGCAGCTATCAAAGCTGTCAGAGATAAAACAATAGTGCCGGTGCATCATGGAATAGAGTTTTCATACGAATCCGGAGGTCTGTTTTTAAGACTTCCATCAGGCCGTAGACTGTGTTACGTCGGACCAAGAATCGAAACACATGACAAATACAACAAGCCAGTGCTTACGTATGAAGGCACAGAGCAGGGGAAGACCTGGGGACGCATCAAAACCTACGGACCTAAACTCGTTGAAAATATCGTGCAGGCAACTTCCAGAGACTGTCTTGCAGAAGCTTTACTCAGGCTTGACAAAGCTGGATACCATATCGTTTTTCATGTGCATGATGAAGTCATATTAGATGAACCTGAAGATTCTACTAGTGTAGAAGCTGTTAACGAAATTATGAGCCAACCTATTCCCTGGGCCCCGGGCCTACCTCTGAGAGCAGACGGCTTTGAAACAAAATACTATATGAAAGACTGACCCTAAAGGGGTGATTATAGATTGAACGAACCAGCAGTAAAGGTAAAAAAGCTCAAATATGATGGAGCTCTCACTATTGCAACCGGAAAAAATAGGCATGAAACAAGTTGGAAGAATAGAGAACTTCTCTGGTCCCAACTTGTAGAAAAATTAAGCCAAACAATTAGAACTTCTGAAACCTTTGAAGAATATACGAAAATGTCGAAGAGCCAAAGAGACGAGATAAAAGATGTGGGCGGGTTTGTTGGTGGGACCCTAAAAGGTGGAAGAAGAAAAACTGATGCTGTGGTATGGCGTCAGGTAGTAACTCTAGATGCAGATTATGCAAAAGGTGATATATGGGCCTCAGTAGAGGCGCTTTTGGGGACAGGATGCTGTATTTACTCAACTCACAGCCATAGTCCAGAAAAGCCTCGCTTGCGCTTGGTTGTGCCCCTCTCTAGACCAGTATCCCCTGAAGAGTATCAGGCAGTTTCTAGACGAATTGCAGCAGATTTAGGAATAGATTTTTTTGACGACACTACATACCAACCACATCGTTTGATGTATTGGCCTAGCACATCACAAGACGGAGAATTTATTTTTAAATATCTTGATGAACCTTGGCTGGATCCGGATGAGATGCTAGCAAGGTATCCGGATTGGAGAGATCCGTCATACTGGCCGGAATCATCAAGAACTATCCAAGCTAGAAAAAAACTTGCAGACAAGCAAGGAGACCCACTGACAAAACCGGGTATCGTCGGAGCTTTTTGCCGAACCTACACAATACCCGAAGTGATAGAAAACTTTTTGAGAGATGTATACACACCGGCAGGAAAAGGGAGATATACCTACATCCCCGGATCAACCACCGGCGGTCTGGTGCTTCACGATGGGGATACTTTTGCATATAGCCATCATGGAACCGACCCCATTAGTGGTCTTTTAGTAAATGCTTTTGACCTTGTGAGGATACACAAATTTGGAGAACTGGATGAAGAAGCCAAAGAGGGGA